CTATAATGATTTGTCTAATAAACCAACTATTCCGAATAATACAAATCAACTTATCAACGGTGCAAATTTTATTACTTTAACTTCATTGTCATGGGCAAACATATCAGGCAAGCCGTCATTTGCTACAGTTGCTACAAGCGGTAGCTATAATGATTTAACAAATAAACCTACAATACCTCCAGCTTATACATTACCAACAGCATCAGTTACAACACTTGGTGGTGTAAAAGTTGACGGTGCATCTATATCTATTGATGCTAACGGAGTAATTTCATCAACCGGTGTTGGCGTTGTTGAGTGGGCAGCAATTCAAAATAGGCCAGCGTTTTCAATAGTTGCAACGTCGGGTCTTTATACAGACTTATCTGGACTTCCGACAATTCCAACTAGTATTTTAAATCTTGGTATTACTGATGGATTACCAGGTACATTTTTAACTACAAACGGTGCAGGCGGCTTTTCTTTTGCCGCAGTATCCGGTACTGGTGGTGGCTATAGCAGGACAACAGCATCTGCAACTACTTCTAGTATTGCAAATAATGCCACAGGCAATATTGCAATTACTGGATTTAAGTCTTATATGTTATTAAAAATACAGACAAGTGCTGCTGCTTGGGTTAGACTTTATACTGATGTTGCTGCTAGGACATCTGATGCTAGTAGAGATATTTTAACAGACCCTGCACCCGGCAGCGGCGTACTAGCAGAATTTATTACAACTGGAAATCAGACAGTTGTTGTTTCCCCAGCAGTTTTAGGATTTAATAACGAAGTAAGTCCAACAACGAGTATTCCGGTAGCGGTTACAAACAAAAGCGGATCTACAACAACAATTACTGTTACATTAACATTGTTACAACTTGAGGTATAATATGGACCCAATTCCACACTTAGGTAATCCAGAGGATCAAAGTCTTAAAGAGTATATTGTTACTCTTAAGAGTATGGATGATGCCGAGGATTTTTATAAGGATATGGAAAACCCAGGCGGCCCAGTTTATATACCCGGGCGTGTAGTGGAATGTATTAATAGGAGACCTATTAGTAGAAATACTCATTACATGTTAACATACGATGAAGCTGCGTTAATTAAAAAAGATTCTAGAGTTCTTACAGTTGAACTTAACTACAGGGATCTAGGTTTAATTAGAGGAACATTTGGATTTGATCAGTCATCAAGTAACTTTGATAAAAGAGTAGCTAGCGATGATGGAGATTTAAATTGGGGATTTATTCGTTGTTTAAGAAAAACAAATATTTCTAACTGGGGCATTGATGGAACGGTCCAACAAGCTGCTTCGTTACTAGTAGATTGTTCGGGTAAAAATGTTGACGTGGTTGTCATGGATGACGGTGCTCCTTACCCTACAACTTATGAATATGCTCAAAACGCAAACGGTACAGGTTTTAGCCGCATGGTTGAATACAATTGGTTTGTCCATAATCCAGTAGTTACTGGCGGCGCAGTTGGCTATTACGATTACCCGGGCGAAAGACTACAGCAACATGGAGCTCACACATCGGGAACCACAGCAGGAAATACCCAAGGTTGGGCAAGAGATGCAAACATCTATAATATTACATTCTATGACAGCATCGATTATGTTCGTGAATTTCATAAAAACAAACCAGTCAATCCCCTAACGGGTGTAAAAAATCCTACAGTAATGAATAATAGTTGGGGATATAGGGGCGGCTCTTTGAACTCTGCTTACATTTCAAAGATAACTGTCAGAGGGGTAGATTATTTTCCAACAAGCGGTGCTCTTGGATCTTATGTATGGGATACTAACGTAATACAAAATATTGCACGAATAAACATCGGCGGCGCATTTCCTAGTAGAGATACTGGAACAGATGTTGATATGATTGATGCAATGGCAGAAGGAATTATTATTGTTGCCAGTGCAGGAAACAGTTATTTTTACGAAGATGTAGTTGGCGGCTTAGATTATGATAACACCATGATCTACAACGGATCGACCTATTATATTCACCGAGGTAGTAGTCCAGGCGCCGCTGACGGCGGCACTGAAGAAACTAAAATTATTTGTTCTGGAGCAATGGGACAACATAATGAAACAAGCGGAGCAAGTATCTATAGTTCTACAGGAATCGAAACGGGAGATTTCAAAGCCGAATTTAGTAATTATGGGCCTCGGATTGATTGCTGGGCACCTGGGTCGGGTATTCAAAGTATTTGGAGTACAGGTACTACGCTTTATGACTCTGTAGCAGCTCCAGATCCTCGTGTAGAAGCATTATCGGGTACTGATACAATAAACAATAATTTTAAAAAATGCCCAGGCACTAGCATGAGTGGTCCACAGACAACTGGGGTACTTGCATGCCTTGCTGAAAAATATCCAAGGATGACACAAAAAGAAGCTAGAGAATATTTGAAAGCCATGTGCCCTCCAGTTTTACAAAGTTCAAACGGTGGCGCACAGGATAACAAAGATGCTGGGCTTTCTTATAATCCGGCAAGTAATAAACAAGTGTTATTGCTAGTTGGGACAAGAGTTCCTACACTTGATGTAGGTGGTTATAATAAAGTTGCATTTCCGGAAAGTACGGCAGCACATCGACCAACGTCAGGACAGCTAATACCTAGACGTCGTTCATTATACAGCTATAATAATACGGCAACATTTAGTCTTACATCAGACGTCGGTTCTGTAGTTGATACAGGAACAGTAACAGTGAATTTGACGACTGCAAATGTTCCAAACGGAACTGTTGTTCCTTATATTATAACTGCTAGACCAAGGACTTCTGGATCACCAATATTAGTTGAATCAGGCTTTAGTGGAGTTTATACCACTGACACCCGTGTTACAAATACCGAAGGGTTTGATTCGAGACCAAACACTGGAAATAGGATTACAACAACAACACCTACAGCCGGATCGAGGGTCAGTATTACAAATTCAATTATAGGTCCTGCAAGTTTAAGTTCATCGACTCCGTCTGCCCCGGGCGCATTGACTTTCACTGGCGGCTCAGACGACGGATATTGGACGGTACCGTTACCATTTAGTATAAGTTTCTTAAATCAGACTTATAATACAGTTTACATAGGTACTAATACTTACATTACATTTGGAGGAGGATCATCTAATTACTCCCAGCTAAGTAGCTCTAATCCAGCACTTCCAAAGATAATGATTTCAGCTAATGATAATAGTTGCCAAAGAATATATTATGGCGAAGAAGGAACTTCTCCTAATAGAACTTTTAGAGTTAGATGGGAGGGTACAAACTCTGTTAGCGGAATTTTAGGAAGTCCTAACATGGTGTATGAAGCGGTGTTTTATGAAAGCACGAACAACCAAATAGACATTCACACTGGAGTAAATGCAAGATGGGCATTACAATCTCCAGGAGGAAACATATATCCTTTTAGCAGGACATCGTTAAATGTTCCGTTAACAGGAACAATTACAGTTAATAACAATGCTGGTTCCCTGCCCATTACAATGACAACAGCAAACTCACTAACTATGAACGTTAGGTTAGGTATATATCCTGCTCCTAATGTTAATATTTTAGTCAATTAACAAGAGAATTTAAATGACAACACCACTACGTTCGATTAGATTAAAGTCAAAAGGTACGGAAACACTAAACAAGTTTACCTACGAGCCAGGAGAAATTTTTTGGGATTCTTCAAGTAATACATTAAGGGTTTACAACGGAGTAATCCTTGGAGGAGATATACTTGCAACACGATCGTGGGTGTTAGCAAATGGTGGTGGAGGCGGTGGTGGTGGCGGAGCCACTAATCTAGACGGATTAACAGATGTAGTTATTAATGCTCCATTATCAGGTCAAGTGTTAAAGTATAATGGAACAAACTGGTTTAACGGCGAAGATGATATAGGTGCTGGTGGAAGTCCTCCTTCAAATTCTTTTTCTATTCTAGCAGTAAGCGGTCAAAGTAATGTTATAGCAACAAGTCCAACTGATACATTGACTTTACAGGCTGGAAATAATATTACAATTACTACTAATGCTGCAACAGACACCATAACAATTACTGCCGCAGATCAAGGTTCTCCGGCTTTGCCTAATAGTTGGGGATCGATAAGAATTACAGGACAAGCCGACGCAATTGCAGATGTTCCTGAAGATATACTAACACTAGTAGCTGGTACTGGAATATCTTTAACAACAGATTCTGCTAATGATACTATAACAATTGCGGCAACAGCCAGTGGCGGAGGAAATAGTTTTAGCACTATTGCAGTTGCAGGACAAAGTGATGTTGTTGCAGACAGCAGTTTAGATACACTAACATTGGTTGCAGGATCAAACATAACTATTACTACTAATGCTGCAACAGATACAATTACTATTTCTGCAGCCGGCGGAGGCGGAGGCGGCAGCACTTCTCCAGGCGGCAGTGATACACAAGTTCAATTTAATAGTAGCGGATCTTTTGCAGGTAGTGCAAATTTAACA